CCTTTCTTGATAGAGGAGTTAATGAATCAAATCATTAACGATTCATCAGGACATAAAGGTAAACAGATTAAATCTGTGTTCCTATGATAGACTTGTTTCCAGGTTCTAAGAACCTTGTTAGCAATCATCATAGTAAGGCCATTCCTTATGGAATCATGATCATTCTCCCTAACTATAGAATCTATAGTAGGAATGATTAGGTTATCTAAAGGTAAGGATGATAAGTCCACATACCCCCCCGATCGTACCTGTTTCTCAAAGAATTCCAACCAAGGTATTAACCTGTGGCGGGCGTTCTCAAGAACATTACTCATCGGGATAACCATATTATCATTACAGATTGCATCCCCATCCATTAAATGTGATGGAGGATCCATAGCAATCTCCCCAATGTCCTTGATAAAGGACACGGTCTTCTTAGGAACATTCCTTAAGCGGTGGACAGCCTCTGTAAAAAGAGTGTTTGCCACTATTAAGGGATTACCTCTGCAAGAAAACTTGGGCAGATTAAACGCAGTAGCGATGGTATTAAGTCCATCAACCTCCCCTATTTTACTATTAATTATATTACTAATAGTTTGAAATAGGAGGGCCTTTTTGACTAGCCGACTATGTCGACCGGTTTTAAGGTTACTGTGAATAATGCCAACAAGTTTGGGAATAGTTACATCATTTCGATAACCTTGCTTGCGCAATGCTACCAGAAACGGAACTAACAAGTGTACACGGTCTTTAACTGAGATAAAACCCCCTGTGGATATCGGTGATACTTCTATCCCGCGTATCCAGACTCTCTTCGCGAATTCAAAAGTATCGCGTGAGATCAGAGTTTTAATTGGAGATGTTTTCACTCCAAGTTCAGTTAATCTTCGTAAGTACAATCTTGCAACAGATCGGTTACATATTACAACATCATCACCCAATACAAGGTAATTTCCTTTGCAGGAAATACCTAATTCGTTATAAATAGAACGAATCAGTATGTGGTGTGACAGTGCGAATACGGCCCAAGATGAATAGGCCCCGAGCGGTTGTCCAACAGCAAACCTAACGGTATTGCCAGGAACATTCCACTTTTCGGGAACACTAAAATCTCGGTCTACCATGAGTTGATACCAACTCTCAGCCCTTTCCTTCCCAATTAATTGGGAGATTATATCCCTTTGAAGTGTGGCGGGAAAGCGGTCAGTCGCCGAAGTGAGATCCAAACAATAGTAAGGACCTGTTTTCGGGAGAATATGCGCTTTGTCACCTTGTTCAAAGGTACAATCTTCAGGGATATTTCGTAATAACTTATACAAGTAATTGTGAAAACCCTTTAGGGCGGTCTGAGACCAGTAATCAAAGATGGCAATAACACGAAGTTTCCCATTCTTATCAGAGATGCATGATAATCGACCTGTTTTAGGTAATTGCGGTTTAACCGTAATGTACTTCAGCGAGATCTCATAAAAGCTCCCTAAGAGTCCGGATTGAACTATGGTATCTATAGCCTTCTTTAAGAGTTCCCCACCCACTCGTATTAGGTTTTCTAATAGGAGCGGTTGGTATAAAATAACCTCCAGATCCCCAAATAGGGATCCAAAAGCGTGACCTAATGGTCCGACTTTTGTTGAAGGATGGAACTCAGTAAAGAACCCGCTAGGGTACCTTAGGAACGTGTATTCCATCTTCCTTCAGCTTCGATACCCAAGTATCAACAAAGGATTGTAGCTTCGGATTAACCGTGCTCTCAGCCGATTGCGTGATAGCCCCAATATCAGGAATTCCGTCTAGGGTAATTGCCCTAGTAGCGGACAGGAGTGTTAGACAAAATCTAACATCCTGAGGATCCTTAGAATTGAGTGGTAAGAAACTTAGGCAAGCAGGTAGACCCCCAGATTTTAGACGGATTTTATCCGTGTCCATCAAAGGGTTACTAGCCTGATAGCGTATGTAGTGCAAACGCAGCATATCAACTCTGCGAAGCACATGTAACGTACTCTTATGGGATTTCTCCCATAATTGTAATAAGTCGAAATACTTATCTACATGGGTACAACGATCCTTGTCCTTCCAATCGTTAAAGAATGACTTTACCAAAACTTTACAGTTTTGACGTAACATTTCTAAATTAATTTTAGTCATGAATTGTGTTAAACAATTAGTCAACCCATTTAATTATGGGAATACTTTAACTTTTCTGTATATGGGCAGTTCATAACCGCCCTTAGCCACGCAGCAGTTATTATTAAAGCCTACAGTGGCTCTAACCTGTCCCAATTTCATTAGGAGACCTTAATCTCCGGGGGAAATTGGTTGTAATCCGCCTTATCAGCGG